CGTTCCAGAGAACCCAAAGCTATGGAACTTGCTCTTAGGACAAGCTCGTGCTAAGCACCCATCACATGGGGTAGGATTAAGTTATCCAGCAGCGAAGTTTGTTAGAGAAGAGTACGAGCGTCAAGGCGGGTCGTACGTAAGTTCTAAGCAAGAAGTTCCAGCAAAGAACAGAGATTTAAAAGCAGAAGAAGAAGCAAGAGAAAAAAGAAAAAAAGCTGAAGAGAAGCGTAAGAATAAAGCTAGAGGCTTTCGTAACTAACGAAGTTGGGGCAAATGAATAAGTCAGGAAGTAACATTCTGTGAGTGGTGGCATTGATTTTAGTCCTCCGTCGTATAGAGCTGCATCCTCTGATTTAACCATCTCGATTTCTCCCCTAGGTCTTGTAGAACTAGCGGATGAAGAGTTCGAAGTACACGGCCCACGTCTAAACCGTTATTCACTTAACTGGGCGATGTACCTAGGTCACCACTGGTCTTACCGCCGTGAAGTTGGCGAATCACAGATGGTGTACAACTACTACCGTGCTTTTACAGATTACATTATTAACTTTACATTTGGCAAGGGCGTTCAGTTCCGTAGCCCAGCAGCAACCGAAGCAATCATCCCAGACGTACTAAAGCGTGTGTGGGAGATAGATAACGATAAGCATTCAATCCTTTGGGAAATGGGACAGCAAGGCGGAGTTTCTGGGGACTGCTTTGTTAAGGTAGCTTACGAAGAGGCTTTCGTAGACACTATCGGTCGTCCACACCCAGGCAAGGTTCGCATCCTTCCACTTAACTCATCTTTTTGTTTTCCAGAGTTCCACCCGCATGACCGTTCTCGTCTAATTCGTTTTAAGCTTAAGTACCGCTTTTGGGGAACTTCAGCTGAGGGAACACGCCAGGTATACACTTACACCGAAATCTTGACTGATGATCGAATTGAAGAGTACATTAACGACGAGCTTATTGACTCTCGTCCTAACCCAATTGGCGTAGTTCCAGTCATTCATATTCCTAACGTACGTGTATCTGGTTCCCCATGGGGCTTGTCAGATTGTCACGACATCATTGTTCTTAATCGTAACTATAACGAAGTAGCAACAGATATCGCAGACATTGTCAACTACCATGCGGCGCCAGTTACAGTAATCACAGGCGCTAAGGCCTCTTCCCTTGAAAAAGGTCCGAAGAAGGTCTGGGGCGGCCTGCCTAAGGACGCCCAAGTCTTTAACCTCGAAGGTGGCGGACAAGGCCTCCAAGGTGCTATGGAGTACCTCAAGGTAATCAAGACCGCTATGCACGAGATGGTTGGAGTACCAGAGACCGCACTTGGTCAGGTACAGCCAATCTCTAACACCTCAGGTGTTGCACTTTCTATTCAGTACCAGCCATTGATGAACCGCTACCAACAGAAGTTGATTCAGTATGGTGAAGGTATCCGTCGTGTTAACGAGTTAGTTCTACTCACACTCACAGTAAAAGAACCAGAAGTATTTGTCTACAACGAGGCAGCTAACGGCCCTATCAAGCCTAACCAATGGCCACAGCTTGACCCTCGTTCCCCACTAACTTATGAATCAGAAGTTCATTTCCCACAACCACTACCACTAGATAAGTTGATCGTTCTTAACGAAATCAATACTAAGATGGGTATGGGTCTTGAAAGCCGAGAAGGCGCATTGCGTATGCTCGGTGAAGAATTTCCAGATGAGAAGCTCGAAGAGATTCGTTCAGAACTCATTGCGGATGCTAAGGCCGATGGAGCTTTGCAGCTTGTAAAGAACCAGATTAGCGCCGCAATCACTTCTCTCACCGGTATGTTGCCGGATGGAAGTATGCCTCCAGGAGCAGTTCCTGGTGGCGGACTCGGCCCAGGACCTACCGGTCAGCCTGGCGTCGTAACACCTTTTGAAGAACAAACGCTTCAACAGGTACAGACTGAACTGGTAACAGGAGCTTACGGAACTAAGATTCCGCAAGGTCGTACACCAGACGCAGACAAGGCAGAATAAGTTTAGGCAGACAAATTAGCAATAATTTGCCAGCCTATTACCACCTAACAATCCGCAGGTCATCGTGGCAATAATTCGGACAACGACCTCCAAAACCTAAGGAATAAACATGGCAGAAACAAATATTGTTGACAGTCCTGAAGCACAGCAAGCTTTTCTTGCTGATGTTCCAACTCCAACAGAAACACTAACAACACCTGTAGCAAAGGCAGAAGCCCCAGCTACATCAAATTACACCGAAGAAGATCTAAAGCGGGTCCGTGAGCAAGAGAAATCAAAGCTCTATCCACAGATCGATTCTCTAAAAGAAGAACTCACTTCGTTGAAGAAGGAGCGAGAAGAGCGTTTGGCTGAAGAAGCAGCTCGTCGAGCCGAAGCGGAAGCAGAAGCTAAGAAAAAGGCGGAGTCTGAAATGGACGTACGCAGTCTTCTTGAGGCGAAAGAGCAAGAGTGGTCACAGAAGTTGGAAGCAGAGCGCCTAGAGCGTGAACGTGCTTTTACTCTTCTAGACCGTGAGCGTCAGTATGCAGAACTCAATGAGTACCGCACACGTCGCTTGTCAGAGGAGCAAGATAACATCATGCCCGAACTCTTGGACTTAATTTCAGGAAACAATCCTGATGAGATCGAATCTAGTATTACAGGACTACGTGAGCGCAGCTCTCGTATCTTGGAATCGGCGCAATCTGCAATGCAGAATGCCCGCAAGGAAATGACAGGAAGTCGTGTAACAGCGCCTCCCACCGGACCTATGGACACCAATATGGAGCAACAACAGTTCACGGCAGAACAAATCGCTGCCATGTCGGTTACCGAGTACGCAAAATACCGAGGAAAGTTGCTAGGAAATGCAGCTTCTAATCGAAACAAGGGAATCTTCGGGTAATAAAAGTTACCTCTATCCAATTCTAACTAAGGAGTACAACCGACTATGGCATCAGCCGTAACAGGTACCGGCAATCTAGCCGCGTCACCAACAGCGTATTCTGGCGCTAACAGCCAGCTTACACAAGCAATTCAGACAATCTGGTCAAAGGAAATCCTTTTCCAGTCAATGCCAATCCTTCGCTTCGAACAGTTCGCTGTTAAGAAGACAGAACTAGGCGTTGCACCTGGTCTCCAGATCAACTTCATGCGTTACAACAACCTTGGCAACGCATCTTCACTAGTTGAAGGTGTTCGTATGTCAACAAACGCATTGACAGCACAACAGTTCTCAATCACAGTTGCTGAGCATGGCTACGCAATTGCTGTTTCAGAGCTCCTACTTAACGCATCATTCGATGACGTTATGGCATCAGCTTCACGTCTTCTTGGACGTAACATGGCTCTCTACCTTGATGGCCAGGCTCGTGACACACTTATGGCAGCATCATCAGTTATCTACGGTGAAGATCGCTCAGATCTAACAGCTGTAAACAACTGGTACGCAAATGGTACAAAGGGCACATCACGTGCTTCAATGACTGGTGCGTTCGACTTGACACCTCACACTGTGAAGGACGCAGTCGAGACACTTGCTACAAAGAACATCCCTCGCCTCGGTGAGACTTATGTTGCTTTCGTTCACCCTCACCAGTCACGTAAGCTACGCGACAACGCTGAGTTCATCGAAGTAACAAAGTACGCAGCTCCAGGTAACTTCATGCTCGGTGAAATCGGTCGTTTGTACGACACAGTATTCATCGAAACAACACAGATCGAAAAGGTTGTAGGCGGAGCTGGCTCAGGCTACTCAGCTGACTCAACAGTGGCTCCAGGAGATATCGTTTACCCAACTGGCGGCGGATACACAACTCCAGCTCGCAAGACAGGTAACGGTAACAAGGATCGCTACTCAGCAATCTTCATCGGTGACAACGCATTCGGTCACGCTATTTCACTTCCAGTGGAACTTCGTGACGGCGGTATTCTTGACTTCGGTCGTGAGCACGCTCTTGCTTGGTATGCTATCTACGGCCTTGGTCTAATCACTGACCAGTCTGTAGTTATTGCAGAAACTAACTAATTTAGGCGGGGGGTCGGGCAACCGGCCCCCCAACTATAAAGCCCAACACAAACTTTAGGAGAATAATAATCGTGGCAAAATCGAAAGTAACAGACGTCACAGGACGTCAGCGTGAAGAGCAGATCAAGGCTCACGCACAAGAGCTTGCAGACCGTGCAGGCGAAATGTCAATGGCTACAGCAACAGCTGCTGCAAAGCTTGAGACAGAAGTTATGGACCTAACAGTCCCATCAAAGCCAACAGTAATTGACGAAGTCGAAGATCTTGGCGTATCCCTAGCAGATGATGTTCAGGTTATCCGAGTGGCGGAAGATCTAGAGAACGTAACAATTGGCGCAGGAAACTACTACAGTTTTAAAGCCGGCCAAAAGTATAAGGTTCCGAAGCATGTGGCAGCACATCTTCAGGAGAAGGGCTATCTATACGATAGGCTCTAAGGCTTTTACAAGTTGCCCTCATAGACAAACGCCCTTCGTCTATGAGGGCGTCTTACTTTTGCGCTGATTTATTACTTGATTCACGAGATTATAGACCTCACTAGTACATCCGGAGGAATCAGTGGCAACACTTTCAGCACTTTCTGACCGTCTTCGGTCCGAGCTTGGCGACATCGGCCGCTCCTTCGTAGAGACTTTTGCAGGTGACGGAGTTACTCAGCGATACCAGCTGACCAATGCTCCAGTCCTAGGCAGTAGCCTAGTAATCAAAGTAGACAATGTTGACGTTTCTGACTACGCCTCTGTAGAAGAGCAGACCGGTATGGTCATCCTAGCTACTGTGCCAGCTAACTCTTCAGTGGTTACTATCTCGGGAACAGCGTATAAGTACTTCACTCAGACTGAGATCGAGTACTACATCAACACCGCTTTCTTAGAGCACGCATCTACAACCACAGACTCAAATGGAAGCCGAGCTACGCTCCTTACCCTTCCAGCTATC